GCAGATCCACTACTATTTAGCCCTAAGTCTTTTTCACATTGTAAACAGAAAAATTTAAAACAGTTTACACAAAAAGGACCTTTGTGTGTGTTATGGTCAAGATAGGCCTCGTTTACTTCCCCGCTAGGTAGGCGAACCCATTTATGGTTTTCTATACTCATTTATATATTATAGCATTTTATTTATAATGTAGGAAGGGTCGAATTTTAGCTGTGATATAATACATATATGTTCTATGATAAGCCAGGATGCACTAAATTAACCGAAGGTATATACGTATTTAAAGGGTATGTTCCTCGTGAAATGTGCGATAGATTTGTTAAAATATTAGACACATTTAATCCAGAATCTTTTAAAGAAGAGGGCAATGCAATTCCTTGGTATGACGATAAAATGAGTCCACCAGTGCCTGGAATTATAGATCTATGGGAGCATGTTTCAGAATTGCTCTACCCAGATTATGTAATTAATCCTCAATCACAAGTAATTACATCTAGAGTTGGTCACGAAGGAATGTTTTTACATGCAGACAATCCTGGAAAAGACAAGGCTCATGAGTTAACCCAAGAAGATACGTACGGAACATGTAGTCTTATTGATTACGGAGTAGTAACCTACCTATCTGAATTTGAAGGCGGAGAAGTTTTTTATCCAGCATTTTTAGCAGATGGCACATTAAAGCCTAATGGTGATATTGAATGCATGCCTGGAGAATTAGTATATAAGCCAGAACCTGGAGACGTGGTTATTCACGGAGCAGAAGCTCCATATTTTCATGCAACTAAACCTGTAACAAAGGGCGTAAGATACGCATTTTCTTGTTTTGCAACAAAATATGATATGGCCCCAGGAACTTTTTATAATTACAAGAGTGATAAGTACTTTAAGTACGTAAATGACCGATCTGAAGAGTCTATAGGAAGATGGCTACTCGGAGACCTTTGGACTGCCGATGATGCTCGTAACTGAGCCTAGATTTAAATCTGATCCTAGAACAGTTAAGCTGTTTGATGAAATTTATTTAATTAAAAATTATTTAGATCCAGAACTATTAACAATATATAAAGATAAACTAAATAGTTTTGAAGAAAATGATTGGCATAGACATGGAAACTATGAAATAGGCGACATAGAGGGTACATTTTGGGGAGATAAGTGCAGCCTTGATGTCATAGATAATCAGTTTCATGATCCAATATTTAACTATTTTGCTCCAGAGTATTGGATGTATCAACATGCTAATTTTGTAAGATTAAAAACTGGACAATTTGCTGAAATAAATAACAATTCTTCTTTTTATATTAACGATAATCCAATAGCTTATTACAAAATAGGGTTGTATATTGGAGATTTTGAAGGCGGAGAGATTAACTTTCCAAAAATTAATTTTAAGTATAAACCAGAAGAAAATGATTTATTGATTTTTAAAGTTGATAGAGAGTATGAGCATGAAACACTTGAGGTTACTTCTGGTACAAGATACGCATATATGGACTGCTTAATACCACATCCTGGATATTTTATGCCTTAATAAAAAAGGAAATAATTAGTGACAATAATGAATGGTAAATATATATATATATCTGGACCTATGACTGGTATTCCAGAATTTAACCATCCAGCTTTTAATAAAGTTGCTAAAATACTTAGGCAAGAAGGTGCAATAGTATTTAATCCTGCTGAGGCTTTTGAAGGTAAAAAAGATTTGCCAAGACATGAGTACATGCGTAAAGATATTAAACAATTACTGGAAGCAGAAGCCATAGTAATGATAGAAGGGTGGGAGCAATCAAAGGGTGCCCGCCTTGAATTAGAAATAGCAAAAGAAATTAATATTCCTGTATACATATGGGGTAAAAAATAAAATTTATTTGATAATGTTTGCTGGGGATATAGGATTCGAACCTATGACCTAGAAGTTAACAGCTTCCCGCTCTGCCTGCTGAGCTAATCCCCAATTGCGCCTTTGGCAGGAGTCGAACCTGCGACCAAGACCTTAGAAGAGTCCTGCTCTGTCCTCTGAGCTACAAAGGCTTGTTTAAATTATTTTGTTTTAAATAATCAATAATCCATAATGCATCGTTATTTGGCATCTCTATTAATTTATAATCTATATTATACATTTTACATGCATTTTCGTAAACCCCTACAATTTCAGCGCCATTATTAAAAGCAATAACTTCTGTTCCTGGATTTGATAATACGCAATTAGCAGCAGACGAACCATTCAAAATAATAATTCTTTTTGATTCTTTTGCTAACCTTATTTGATCAAAAATATTCATATCTTCAAAACAATATACTTCATACCCACTATCTAGCATAAATTGTTCTAGTTGCTTTTCATTATCTAAAGTTCTTTCTGGAAAATTTCTTCTAGATATATATATAGACCTAAAAGATTCTATATTGTCATTGTTGATGCCCTTTAAATATTTTACCATTGGTAAAAGCGTATCTGTAGTCTGAGAACAGGTTGGAAAATAAGATATCGAGCTTGGAAATTTATAAAAATCATTCATCCATCTTTTCATATGAATCTTTTTTATTGAATCATAAAATACATATCCAGAACGAGCAATCATATTTTTAAAAAAATCAGAGTCTTTATAGGTGCAAACATAACTAATTTGAGATCTATCTAAAAAATCTTTAAAATGATCTTCTCTATGATTACCAATATTTTTCCAAGAATGAAAAAGATTCGTATCCTCATCATACTGTGTTTTTTCAGAACACACAAATATAACTAAGACTGCTGGATTAATATTTTTTAAAAATAAAATTTTAGGAATATACTCAAAAAATGTATGAAAATATTTTTCAACATAGGGAAGAACAAGTATGTCTCTATTTAAATTTGGCTCAACGTCTAACTTTGGAATTAATGGATACTCACTCTGCTTCATTGCGTAAGAAGTGTATTGCATATTAGGAAACCTCATACAAAAAGTAGTTTCGGTAACTGGAAATATGTCCATAACATTAATTGTTTGGATTATATTTTTGATAGCTTTCCTCCAAAGAATCTATGTAATCATTTTTTAATTTAAAAATTTCTTGAAACTTTTCTGGTGTTCCTACTAGTAACCTAAGATCTATTCTGTGTAGCCTAAATGGAACAATATCCGCAAGAAACTTATACGTGTAGTTATATTTTTTATTTACTAGTATCTCTGTTACTACGCAACCTGGCTTTGCAACAAACAGGCTTGTAAATCCAGATCCAATTAATCCAGCAACATGTGTGGCGCTTCTTATATAATTTAATTGATCTAAATAAGACATGCCCTCAAAATTAACTGGATGGTATCCACGCTCTACATAATAATCTTCAATCATATTATTAATTTCTGGATCCACGTATCTAAAAAAAGATAATTTATCTTTTTCTTCTGTTAACTCCTTACTGTATCTTGCATCAGCATCTCTTCTAGAAATAAAAATTTTTTTATAAGGCATTTCAGGATAAGATTCTAATTCTTTTAAGAAGATACTTCTCATTTCAGATATACCTATTCTTCTCCACCATTGATGCTCAAATATATCGCCAGTAAATCTATCGCCTTCTTGCCAATTATATCTAGTCCACCAAGCATACGGCACACCAGACCAATGGTTTCCTAGCTGTAAAAATTTATATTTTTTATCAACAAAAAAATCATGAGGATCCCAAACTAAATATAATTCTTCAAAATGATAGTTTGTTTCTCTTTCTTTAGGGCAAAAAACATAGTCTTGTCCGCCAAAAATTCTCATAACATCTTCAAAGTATTTATGAACTTCTATTCCAGTTGTGTTTTCATTATGAAAAGATCTTGTTTTTATTTCATTTAAAAAATCTTCTTTGGTATTAGATCTAATATCTGGCTGATATACCCACATTAAATTTAAATCTTTAACATGTTTTTTAACATATATGTAGGCAGCAATTTCATCAAACAAAAAATGCCATATGTAATACCCTGCACTAACAAAAAATGTTTTACCTGGAACTTCAACAACTTCAGCACCCTGTTTAGGAGTAAAATTAACATTTTTTAATTTAAATATTTTTCCAACTGATTCTGGAACATCAACTGCTTCTACGGAATCAAACTCAAATCTAGCCTTCATGCCATTGTTATGCATTAATTAAGCGCCCCTTTACTTCATCTACATAGTCTGTACATATTCCGTATATATCTCCACCAATTTGTTCTTTTTTTAAAGCCTCTTCATTTAAAATAAGTAAAACAGAGTTTGGAGTTAAAGGTTTACCTGGATATGTCCAAAAAATTTTTTTGCTTGTAACCGATACGTCATCTTCCTGATGCCAAAAATAATGGATATTTTTTAATTTAAACATGCAAATCCAAAGGGCCTCTATATTTTTACAATGAACCCAAAATTTTTCAGAATTTGACTCAAGAAATTCTGAAGATATTGGATAATCGGGGCTTGAATGCCCTAGAAATAAATCGTTATCTTTTGCCCATAAATCTAATTCTACTTCACAGCCATACTCTAAAGCCTCTAATATGTAATCAGGATGATTTTCTTTTTCAGGATTTTGTCCAAAAACATTTCCTCTGTGAGCTATAAGCTTCATTGTTTTTTTACTACAACCTTGTCGTTTGTTATTCCAGGAACTTTAACACAAACAACTTCGCAGTCAGTTATAAATTCTGGATCTGCTATTTCATATGGATAAAGTATAAATACGTCGCCTTCCTGTAAAATCTTGTCATGCATTTTCATAGTTCCTCGAACCATAAGATTTATTTCTATAACTTTTTCTTGATAATGTACGGGCCAATGTTCACCCTTATGGTGATATTTATATGAAACTTCGCATGCATCTGTTTGAAAAGCCGCCTGTGGGAAATTACCAACAAACCATCCGCCTATTGTTTCATTTAGCTTAGACAACTTCATAATCCGTATTTAGACCAATCCTCTGAAATAAATCCTTCGTCTGTAATTAAACTTACTGCAACTGCTCTATCTGGATCTCTTCTATTTAGTTTATCGTTAATTAAAACTCTTGTGCCGCTAGTAACCCCCATAATTAAAAGGTCCCAAGAAAGACCTAACTCTTCTAAAGCTTTTTCAGTACCTTGCCTTGCCGATTCTTTTCTTGCGGTAGTTAAAATTACTTTATGGCCTTTTGCGTCCCACTCATTAAACTTTGCAACAACACCAGCAAGCGCTTCTGATTTATGTTTGCTTATCTCGCTAAACATATGTGCATGCTTAATTATTGTTCCATCTATATCGCAAAATATTGTTTTTGGTTTTTCTGTATAAAATTCTTTAACCTTGCCTAAATACAAAGCCACGTCGTCAGGGGTGCCTAGATTAATATACTCGTTATTTGGAATAAAATATGGATAAACATAGTATCCATCATTTACTAATCCATTTATTGTATGAGATATATAAACCTCATCTGATCCATCGTTGTTTAATAAAGCTTCTGCAGACCTTACAAAATCTGAACCCTTTGCCCAATAATGAAAGCCTACCATAGCATGATCTGTTATAGGATCTTTTTCTACTAATTTAGTTACTTTATTGTCTACAATTTCTGCATACCCATGCTTTGGGCTTCTAGACTTAAACAAAACTACAGCAGAGTCGCACCCATTATTTGTTACTGTATTTACAAACTCTTCTGCATCCCAATCAAGTATCTGGTCGCAGTTAGCATTATATAGTGGACTATCATTATCAATATACTCTTTAGCAAACATAACTGCGTCTGCAGCACCACGATGCTTAACGTCGACTTTTATTTCCACACAATCTGGAGCACATGATTTTAATATAGATGTAAGCTCTTGGTTATATTTTTCATTTTTATATTTTTTGGTGATAAAAATAAATCTTCCAGGTATACCAATTGTTGTTATTGCATGCTCAATTAAAGTTTTGCCATCAACCACAATAAGAGGCTTAGGCACGTCATATCCAAAATCTGCAAAGCGCTTGCCTTCTCCTGCAAGGGGGATGACAATATTATTCATCTTTTTCATCTACTAACCATATGCCTTTATCTTTTATGTCTTCTACCGCTGTGGGAGAAAGTTTAAATGTTGCCTCTAAATTTTCATTGTATTCTACTTCAATTAATCCCTTTTCATACAAATTAATTAATTGTTTGTCTACGTATTCTATATGAGCCTGCCATAAATCTGGAGCTAACTCTTTAGCCTTATCAGTAACAGAAAGTATTAGTTCTCCATTTGGATCTACCCCCTCAATTGATATAGCCCCAATTTCAATGTAGTGGCTTAGCCTTGAGTCGTAATCCATAAAGTCATCCATAATCACATTATATCTTTATGAATATTTTTAGTCAACAAGAATTCTGTTTATACGAGAAAGTATAATATCTGCAACATGTGCATGCCTATGAGCTCCCCAATGAGCGTGGTCTATGCCGTACTCTCTATCCATGCCAAAATGAAACATTGTGCCTAAATCCTCTCTCATTTGACTATGGCAGCTTGAATTGTCTGTATAGTTGTCTAAAGTATTATCATAGTCTGGTGTCCATTTATCCATATTAAGATTAAATATATTTGGAAAATCTTCAAACTGAGACATTATATTGTATTGATCTTGGTCCCACGTAGTCCATTCAAACTTTATTCCAGCAATATCACAATATTGTTGTAACATTAATATTAGTTGAGAAGAATAAAAATGTGGTATTTCTGGAGTAATAACTTCTTCTGCAATATGAGGTTGGGCAGAAAGTTTTAAATTAGGTAAGTTTCCAGGCATATGTGCATTTTGCAAAAAATTTCTTTGAAGCCAAGCAGTTAAGTTATTACTTCTCTCCATAATATCTTGTTTTGTAATTTTTTTCTGGGTTCCAGTAATAAAACCTTTACTATTTGTTGGAAATTCCATTCTTCCAAAATCTGGGTAAACTGCATATAAATATTTAGGGTGTCCATATTTTTTAAAGTAAGCAAATGTTCTTCTGACTTGAGATGAAACTGATTCAGACAACAAGCCTATGTTTGCATAAGAATAATTTAGTTTATTAGATACAATATGTGGAAATGTAAGTTCTACTGGAAGGCCATACCCATATGTCATTGAGCATCCAGAAAATAATATGTCAACATTTTTATCAAAATCTTCGCATCTATAGTGCAATTTATTGTGTTTATACAATATATTATGCTTAAACCCAGTATGAGTATAAGCTACAAAATTTTCTTCTCCTAGATCATTTAAATATATTCGTCTCTTTTTGTAATCGTTCATCTCAAAGTCGTTATCGACATTGCCAAATATTGCATCTTGTATAGTTCCATATAGCTTACCAGACCTTTGCCATGGATTATTTCTTCTATCAGACATATATTTTTTCCCCGTAATGCTCTTGCCAGATTTTAACATCATTTAAATCATTTACAATTGGTTGCCCTTTAATATTTAAGCTTGTATTTAGCAGCATTGGTATACCAGTTTCCCAGTAAAATTTTCTTAGAGCCATATGCAGGCCTGGGTGCTGTTCTTTATTTACAGTCTGCACTCTTGAGGTTCCGTCAACATGAACAACTGCTGGAACTTTATCTGGATATTTACATTTAACTGCATACTGCATGTATGGAGAAGAAAAATTCATATCAAACCATTCGCTAGCAAACTCTTCTAAAATTACTGGAGCAAATGGCCTAAACTTTTCTCTCTGCTTAATGCTATTTACTTTATCTTTTATAGAAATATCTCTTGGGTCAGCAAAAATACTTCTATTTCCAAGTGCTCTGGGTCCGTACTCAGCCCTGCCGTTTGCAACGGCAACAATTCCATTTTGCTTAATGCCATTTACAATTTCATCAACTGGATACTTTCCAACAATATTATGTCCAAGGTAGGGGGATTGCCAATTTAAATGTTTTCCATACAAAGCTGCAGCTGCCCCCAAAGAACTTCCTGCGTCTCCTGGGTTTGGCATAATCCATATGTCATCAAATATTTCCCACAATCTAGTATTAGCAGAACAATTTAATGCACATCCACCCATAAAAACTAACTTTTCTTTACCAGTTTTTGCTTTTGCATATCTCATGAATTCCATGAGCCTAATCTCATATACTTTTTGAACAGCGGCAGCAAGATCAAACTTCATTTGATCGAAGTATTCTTTTGCATATCCAGTGCCTTCTAACCCTGCCATACATGGTATGCGACCCCAATTAAAATCATGTATACCTTTATGAAAGTTATATTTTTGTTCTATTATTGAAGGGAAATACGAATTAACCTGATTAAAATATCTTTCTGGGTCTCCATATGCAGACATACCCATCATAATATATTCTTCTTCGTTAGGCTTTAAATCAATAAGTTTTGTAAATGCAGAATAAAAAAGTCCAAAGCTAAGTGGGTAGTTAAACTTTTTTATTTGCTTTATTTTATTTCCTTCGCCGACCCATATTGTTGAAGTATTAAATTCTCCTATTGCATCTAAAACAACAATAACGCAGTCATTAAATTTACTAGTATAGTATCCTGCTGCTGCATGAGAGTAATGGTGTTTAAATGACGTTTGAGGGACTGGTCTGCCAAAAATATTCCTGACCGTATACTTTGGTATCCAGTCTCCGTTTCCGCCTCTTAAAAGCAGCCTAGAGGCCTTTAAAAGGGGTTTCTCGTAATAAGCTATACGATCTGGAAACCCATATTGTAATGCATCTTTAATTAAAGATTCATTAATGTACCAATCATTTTTTTCTTTACTATATCTTTCTGCATGCCCAGCAAAAAGTATCTCACCGTCTTGAATTAAAGATACTGATGCATCGTGAGAAGATTCATTTATTCCCATTATTATCATTAGTATATGTACTTTCTCTGATCTTTATCTTTTTTAAAAAGTTTAACTTTAACTCTTTGGACAAAATACATTATTCTATATACGGGCTGTTTAGTCATTAAAAGCCTTTTCAAAAATTTCTGCAATATGGTAGTGTTGATGTATCCCGTAATGAGAGCCATCGTTACCACGCTCAAATATCCTTGGGTCTAAATTTCTTAGTTCTTCATGACATGGAATGCCCTTGTATACAGTTTTTGTCGTAATAAACTTTTCATAGCCAAAATGATCTTTACCATAGTAACCTTCTACAGCCCATAAATGTTCTTCGGAGTCTACATAATTTTTATATTTTACATCAGACATCATTGAATTAAAGCCCATGTCGTGAGTAGACCACATTAACTTTATATTAAAATTATCACAATATTGTATTAAATTTTCTATTGCTCTCATGCTATAAAGAAAAGGTATGTCTGGAGTTAGAATGCTTTCTAAGTCGAATGGCATCTTTTGATATTTTTCAAATTCTCTTCTTTTGTTTCTTTGAAGATAAAGATAGGTCAAGTAGTTTGGATTTGGCTCTCTGGGGTCTTCTTCTCTAATATGATCAGAAGTTATATATTTTCTTTGTGTAGGTATTTGCATTCTATATGGGTCTGGCAAAAATAAAAATAGGGTCTTAGGTTCCCCAAAACTTTTAAAGTAGGCGAACAGGTTGTTGATTATGGAAGGTATTGAGCCTCCAACAATTGATAAATTAGGCATTTCTACATTTAGTTTTTTAGATAAAACATTTGACCATATAAACTCTTCATCGACACCAACACCAAATGTTTGTGAGCATCCTGCAGCTAAAAAATCTTTTGTTTTTTCAAATTTTATACTTCTATATCCATGACTATTATAGTTGTAACGTATATAATCATGAACCGAACCAGATCTTCCTAATGTTTTTAAATAACTAAAGTTTCCTCTGTCTATATTGTTATATAGAAGTGTATTATAGTTTTCATCTGTTAAATTAATGTCTCCTAAAGGATTTAAGAACCATTGATTATGACTCATTTAAATTTTCCTGTTCAACAAGGTTTTGAACGTACTCTGAAAAATGTTTCCTAACTGAGCCACTCGGCCTTTGGCCTAAAGACTTCCATATTCTTTTATATTCCATGCAGTTTGAAAATGTAGTTGGGCATACAGTAACTCCATTGTAGTCTTTTAAAACTGTAGGAAGAGGAACGTGCTTACCACAACACTTACACTCTTTTGCTTTTTCTTGATATGTACTCATACTATTTCCATCCCTTCCAAGGCATCTGACAAACGTTCTGGCATCCTGGGCGGACGAATCATGTTTGTGCTAATAACGTCTGATTTATCTCTACTAAAATCATCATACATGGACATAGATTCATATGTATGAATATTTATTTCATTATTCAAGTCTGGTCTTGTTCTGCTAATTGAATTAAATATTGATCCACAAACTGCATCAGCTAAATCTTTTGAGCCCTTTCGTGGGTGGTCTACCTTGTCTCTCATAATTTTAAGCTGAAGCAATTCATCAATAAGTAACGGTATGTGTGGGCCACTAATTCTTTCTTCTAAAATAACCATAGCCATATCGTCATAATGTTTTTTTGCAACTGACAAAATTTCTGTATTAATTCCATATTGCTTTAATTGTTGCATCATATCGTGAGAGTTCCATCGGTCAAAGGTACAGACACCGATATTAAAACCTCTTGTCCTTAAAGAAAGAATATAGTCTTTTACTTCAGTAAAGTCTACAGACTTATCTGGTGTAGGAGTCCAATATCTTACTGCATCTACATGTACTATTGGAGCTGGTTGAGAGTAATCATTTGTAACTTTAACATTTACCCATCTATCAACATGTGCCATTGCAACTGCACAATGGTCGTGCTTTTGAGCCAAGTCAACGTGAATAAAATATTTTTTGTCTGGGTCTGGCTTAAACCATTCTTCTAGTCTTCCAAATTTATCTACTGCAATTCCAGTATTATTAAAAGCCTTTTCTACTTTTTCTCTTGACTTAAAAAATGCATCAATCATTTCTGGAGGCATGCAAGCAAATCTACCCAAAGCGTCCATAGTATTTTTATAAAATGCTGTTTTAAAATCTTCAATACTTCTTGTTGGATTTACTTCCCATGTGGGTCTCTTTAACGCATATACCTTTGGAATAAGGTATGATTTTATATGGTCTTCTTCCCATTCAATTTCAAACTCATTTCCTTCAGTTCCATCTGGAAGGTCCTCGTCAATTTTAAATTTATGTGTTCTAATTACTGTCTCTTTTTCTCCAATAACTGACTCATAAAACTTTTGAATTGGATCATTTTTAAATCTTGGAAATGATAGAAGAATTACTTTACCAAAATCTGGAAAACGAGAATCCACAGATGCACGGTACATATCGTATATAGCATCAGCAGTTTTAGCTTGATCGTGTCCTGTTGTATTTTCAATAGCAAAGCCAGATATCTCGTCTAGAATAACAACAATAACATTGTAACCTTCCCACGCTTCACGCTCTGAGTGTCCTGAATGAACTGTAATTGCTTTATCAAATTTCATTTCAGATGCTTTAGCTTCATATTTTCCTACAAACCAGGGAGATTTATCGATTCTAGTTTTAAATCCTTTAAAGAAAACATTGTTTGCTTGTTGTGAGTTTATAGCAATATTAATAATATCAATTGCATCTCCTGGTGGCTTCCCATAATAAGAAGCTGGATCTTTTAAGCATAATAGTAAATATACTATATATGAAACAGCAATAGTAGAACAGTAATCTTTTCCACTTCCCTTGCCTAACTGTGCAACTACTTCTGTTGCAGTTTGTTTTGCAATTCTTTTTCCTTCTTCTTCTCCAAATAGTTTTATAAGTGTGGACTCTTTATATATCTGTGAACTTTTTTCAATCAAAGTATATTGAAGATCTGATAACGGAGGAAGACCTAAATAGTTTGGGCTTGTAACAAATTCACGAAGGTCTACTGGTTTCTCTTCAAACTCTTCGCCATCAAGTAGATCAATTAGATCGTTAAAATCAAACGACATCGGACTCTTCTACTACTACGGATTCAACAATACCAGTTATTTGAGACAATCTTTTTGCTACATCTAGTTTGCATTTAGGGCATCCAGCGGTTACTTCTTTTAATATGCCAACTAAAATTTCTTGCTTTCTTTCTGTTTCTGCAATTTGAGATGCAATTTCATTGCTTTCTAAAACGCCAACGGCCTGAAGCATTGTAATTCTTTTAGTCTCTATGTCTGCAATTAATTTAAGTGCGCCTGCTTTAACGTTTAACTGACCTTGAGTATCTGCATCCTCTACAGTTTTCCAGGCTTCTTTAATAAGCATAGCATAATGCTGGTCTGCTCCAGAAATTGCTTCCTTAGCCCTACCACGCAAACTTACATCGTTATGGACTACTTGCTTCCATTCATCAATTAGTTCAACTACTTCAGCTCTTTTAAAACCAGTAGCAGTTGCTATTTGAGTTGGAGTATTTCCTTTTAGCAGCTCTTCAACTACTTTATTCATTCGGTCAAAATGTACCGCTGGCTCTAATTCTGTCATATATACATTATACTTCTAGTCGACTAAAAAATCAAACAGATTTAGCTATTTTATATAAAACTAAATATCCAATCAGATCGTCGACATCATTATCCCCAGCATACCCTTGATTGTGCATAACCCGATTTAATTTATCATCAATTCTAACTTTAAGTTGTTCTACAGAATCCGCTTGAGAAAATATACGTGCTGGACTTAATGCTGAGTCTCCATATGATATATTCTTTTCAATTAATAAATGTGCAATTTCATGGCATGCGCCCCAGATTTTAGCGCCTGAAGGAGCACTAACTGACTTTAAATATAAATCTGAACAATTAAAATCTTTTACATCTTCAAATACTGGCTTTAACATTTACCGCTCCTCATCTCTAATATATAGACTAATGTTTTTGCCCTTAAAATATTCTAATTGTATAAAATTAAAGTTAAAGGGTTTTTGAGATAGATCAATAAATCTGTGTAATCCTGGCAAAATATCTGCATTATTATTAGCCTTATTATCTCTATCTAAATCATCACAAATCAAAGCATATTTTGTTTTGCCCATGATTTTATTAATAATATTATATATAGAAGAGTTTGTCAAGTGTTGTAATACATCTTTAATTAAAATTAAATCCGCATCATGTATGTCTAAAGTTTCAAAATCTCCATGTATAAATTTAATATTTTCTTTAGCATTTAATGATGTTTCTTCTAAAATAACTGAACTTATATCTATACCAGTGTAATCTTTACCTTCTAAATTTAAACATTTACCTATTCTCCAGTCTCCGCAACCAACATCAATTACAGTCTTAACATCTTTTCTTAAAAGAAAATAATTAACAAGATCAATCCATGGCTTAGCAAATACTGGGTTTGAGCCTGCTCCACTTTTAAAACCCCACGTATTATTTATATAAATATTATCAAAAGCTTCTGGATTAGTCATCTTTTTTTAATCAGCCCAAACTGTTCTAGGTATCTTTGTATAGTCATAGCAGATACACCGCATTCTTTTCCTATTTCTGTTACGGTTTTCTTTTGAACAACATATCTTCTATACAACCACTCTTTGCTCTGATAAAGCTTTAACATATTTTAAATCCACCTGATTGAGTTAAAAATAAATAAAAATCGTAGTAGTCTGCGTATGAAGGAGATATAATTTTCTTTACTGTAAAGTTTTGATAACAATAATGATTAATGGTTCCATTTTCTATGTCATCAATCATTAATGTTGCTAACTTTTCGCAAGACTCTTTGTCTAATATATCTCCATCATTAGAATATGCGTATTCAACTTTAGACGCTATCTCTGGATAAAGATCACTAATACTATCCCAAAAATAGTACCAGGCAGTAATATTTCTTCTAAAATGCCTTCCCTCTATTCCAGTTGGATTTAAACCAATTAAATCAAATGCCATTTACATTCCTCCAAACGAGTTATAGCCAGGTCTATTTTTTAAATATATTTTAACCTCAGCATAATCAGTATTTATTTGTCTAGGATTTCTACCAAGAATTCTAGTTACAACTCCTGGTTTGCCAAATGTATTGTCTGTCCACCTTTGCGAAGACATAAAATGTCTACCAGCTTGATTAAAGTTATAGGTGTACAGCCCAAATTTTTCTTTTTGCGCTGCAGGAGAATTATTTATTTCTTCTGTAGCACTTTTAATTCGATCTTCCCAGGTCAAACCAAAATCTAAAACACTACTATCATGTGAATCCATTAAATTAACTATTGAGTCTGCGTCGTTACCCAATACGCTAACTACCGCTTTTTGAAAAGACACTGGCCCAGTTAAATCAGTTTTTAAAGAATTTTGATTATCTGGCCAACCATCAACATTTTCTATAATATAGTTTGTTAGGTTAGTTAGAATAGGATTATTTGCTTGTCCTCCAAAACCCCATTGAGTAAACATTGAATTTTTTTCTAGCTCTAGCGATGTGATAAAATTATAATTGTAATCAATTACATCAGAAAGAGGTCTTCTGCACACAGTGTCTATGTCCATGTATATCCCGCCAAGTTTATTTACAACACTATATCTCCAAAGATCTCCCTTCTGTGCTTTATGCTTTAACAACTCGTAAGCTCTTGCGTATTGAGGATCATAGTTTTCTAGTAGCCATTTATGACATTCAGATTCATTCATATAGATATAATTAAAATCTGGGTTGTTTTGCTGCCATGTTTCTGTACAATTTTTTACATAACTAGGTAAATCCTTGTAATCACAATAGTATGTTTGAAATAAATTCTTTGGAATCATCTTTGTGTCAACACCTTATTTGCATAATGAGCAATGCCGAATGCATCTGCTACGTCAAAATCTGTAATTGATAAACCGTATTTATTATTAAAATAATCTACAGTCCTTTGCTTACGCATATTACGCAACTGAGTTTTATACCAAGATTCTGCGTAACCTGGGTTAGACAATCTTATTGCAGACTTTTCATCTTTCGTTGGATTTTTATTGCCAATGAACGCCTGCCACGAGGAAGGGCTAATTGTAATAACCTCAGCGCCAGTAGACATAAGCTCAGCAATAACAACTCCATAGACATAAGATAATTTTATCACAGCATCTGGTGATTTGACAAGTATTGCTCCCTCTATTGCAATATAATCTGATTTTAATTCTTCTAGCATAGCATGAGTATTTACTTTTGCATTATATATCTTTTCATATATGTCTGCTCCAACTAAATTTATCTTACCCCATTTTAAAGGCTTATCATTTTCCATAAGGCAAAAAGCTACAGAGTTTGTAGAAGCATCTATACCTAAAACTCTATTGGCTTTTGTTTTAACAAGGCTAGCTAATGTCATCTATCATCCTTAAAAGGTTGTTTCTAGATTCTAAATTTATAGACTTTTCACAACTAGAACAAAAACTTTCGTTGTGATATATACTTAACTTTGCCTTACACTTTTTGCACTTTCTTATAATTGTTCCATTTCGTATTGCTTTTTTTTCATAATACTTTTCCATTATTCTTTTATTAGTTGCAATTCTGCAACACTCTTCTGAACAATATTTTTGATTATGAGTTTTAGGAGTAAACTCTTTACCATTTAAGCATTCCTTATTGGCACAAATCATAGTGATGGCACTTCAAATCTTTCTATCTGAACTGTTCCAGTTAATCCAGCATAACACTCCTTTTTAACTGGGCAATAGGTGCAAGGCATTTTTGACTTAGATGCTCCTGCTGGCTTCATAGGAAGATCGCCATCTTTAAAATTATCCCAAACTTCGCACATCCATAAAAATGTATCTTCAATTATTTTAGTATTTCTTTCATTCATTGATACTGGTATTACAAGTATTTCTTGAGTGTTTTTATTTTCATACAAAAAGAATCCTTCTTTTGCATTTTTTAATTTCATGTATGTCAATAACTGCAACAAGTGATTGGCAGTGGGTTTCATCTCTGACTGTCTTGCGTCCCACACTTCCTGCTTAGCAGTTTTAATTTCACCAATCACTGTTTCATTGTCATATTCCATAATCAAGTCAATGAATCCACGAATTGGAGGATATTCATTTATAATTTCTTCTTCTTCGGCTCTAAACTCTGGCATTGTAGCAATTAGCTTTTGAAGTCTTTCATGCGCCTGTGTTCCCTGAGCCATATTTGCAACGGCAACAGCATCGTTGTCATCTATAAACATTGCCCCACTAAAAGCCATATACCAGTATCTAGGGCATGTTCCATGCCCATACCCTAAAGAACTTGGACTAAATGATTTCTTTGTCATTTCTCCGTCTGCTCTTTTAGTATTACGATATGACTCATCAAGCAACTGAGCAAATCTTTCTGGATCAAAATGTTTCCCAGTATGCTTTTTAAATTTAAGATTCTTTACTATATCTCTACCCATTATGAATTGTACCTAACGACATACTTAAGTGCATCTACAAGTTTGTCTATGGACTCCTTTACTGAATAATAAATGTTTTTCTTATTGTTATTTTCTGTGCCCGCCTTGTCTTTTGCAATAGTAGAATAATAAGATGCCATCATTGCAAATTTAGTTGACATGGCTTGCAATTCAATAATCAAGTACGGAGCCTTTGCTGAAGGAACATCTGGATTCATTAATAGTTTTACCACAACAGCTAAGGCTTTATCTAGCTGATCGTCTTTCATGTATTCGTGAAGATCATTAAATTCAGTTATAGCACTAATTAACTCTAATGTATTTTCATCTGCCATTTTTAGCTCGCTCTCTTTTATCTAACTTATCTATAAATAAGCCTAAAGGGTATCCAATTAGAAAACCTATTGCAATTCCTGCAATCAGAAACATTTCCATTAGATAAACCTCTGAACAATTCCATAGCCTATCCAAAGACCTACGATACCCATTAGTCCTGCAAATACTGGAGGGGCAGGGATTGGCAATCTAAATATACTAAATACGGCACCTACTGCAGTTCCAACTAATGTAGTCATAAATATTTCTTTCATTTCTTTTCCTTTTTATGATTGACAACGTATGGACCAACTACTGATCTTACTGTTCCATCTTTACGAATTTTAATAATCATGCCATTTCTAATAATGGTATCGTTAAACCTACGCTTGTTTGCCATTGTTGTCCTCCCAAAACTGGATCAGTTCTTCTAATACTGCCCACTCAATAATACCGAGCCTAACCTTAGACTCCGTCCCAATAATAATCTTTAATGCTGGATGCATGTCTCTACTAACTTTAAATGTATCTGTGCATATTTTTGCCCAGTTATCTTTATTTAAAGTAAAAGATGATCCTGCTTCTTTATAATCTACAAGAAACTGATTCCATTTTGCATCACCTTTTTGATAATCACCACGACCACTATTTTTTTGAGCCTTAGCGCCATCTCTTTTAACTTCTGATCTTTCTGACATTATTGAACCTTAAAAACCGTTTCATGACCCTTAGAACATCTCCAAGACATTACTAATTCTATAGGGTCCCAAGCTGCACCGTTTACATCTTCATCACATGTATTGCATGCTCTAACACCTGGAAGATTTTCTAGTTCATAGTCTTTCTGTTTAATTTCTTTATTAAGAAACTCATTAAGATTTGGCATTTATTTCCTCGACTAAGCTGTCTGCAACATCTGGATTTTCCCTTAAGTATGCTACAGCCTTTGCACGTCCTTGAAAACGTTCTCCATTTACTGTATACCATGCGCCACCTTTTTCTACAATACCACACATTTCTGCGACATCTAAAGTTTCTCCGACTCTATCTACACCAAGAGTTTCCCCTTGGTAGTAAAAGTCGTACTGTCCCGATAGATTTGGGGGGCCGAGTTTGTTGTAATCAATAATCCAGTTAACTGGTCGCCCAACCCTTTGTTCAATGATCTTGTCGCCAACTTTAATCCCAGCCTTAATAGCATTTGCCTCAGCTTCAGACGACCATAGCTTAATGACAGTGGAAGAAAAGAACTTGACTGCCATGCCACCCGTGGGGATGTGACTAGCATGCATAGATCCAAATTGATTTCGCTGTTGTGAGATGAGAACAAGTAGTGTGTTTTTGTTTGCATAATTTAACATCTTGACTGCGTGGGTCATATCCTTTGCTTCAGCGCCGATTTGCTTTGTATCTTGCAAATCTTTCATTTCATTTCCATCTTTTTCAAAATAAATTGCAGGAAGTAATGCAGAAATTGAATCAACAACAATCATGTCAACTCCCGCTTCCATTAATTTAGTTGCAACATCAACCATGTCATTAACAGTTTTTGCTGGAGAATAAATAAGGGAAGATGAATCTACTCCCAAAGACTCTGCCCAAGACTGATCATATGAAGCTTCAGCATCAATCCAAGCGCATGTCTTACCTTGCTTTTGTGCAATAGCAATCATTTGTAAACAAAATGATGATTTTCCTGCGGACTTATTTCCCCATACAAGAACTTGTCTGCCGTAACCTAAACCGCCACGGAGCGCAAAGTTTAGCCCAATACTTGGCGTAAGTTGTTTTTCAACTTGAACGTCTTGTGCTGACTGAACTCTTGCTCTTGTTTTTGGATCTAATTTTGATAGTACACTATCTATATCTATTTTCATATTTACCTTTTCTTTCTCCTAGTATACCATTTAAAATAAGTTCCCGTGAAGTCTTGGACGCTCTTTATTTATATTAATTTTCTTATCTAAAATTTCATCTAGGCTATGTGTTACAGATCCTTCATTCATCATTGCCGCATAAATGTCTAGAAGCCTAATAATTACATCGGCCATTTCTTCTACAACTTCTTCAGAGCCTTTACTTTTTCTAATTGCTTCTAATACTTCAGTAACTTCTGAGTGTACTAAAGCCAGCTTGTTTCCAATCTTGTCATTAGAATATTCTCCATCCCAAAATCCTTTTTGTATTGCAGTCTCATGCAGCATAGCAGACAATGCATCTAACCCATACTCAGTTACAATTTGATTACTGTTCATTTTTATCTCTCAAACTAAATGTAAATGATGGGCCATCCTCATCATAATCTATTACCAACTCTTTATTTTTTATATCTACATCTAAAAACTTAAGGGTTGGAACTGTTAGCTTTCCATACTCTTCTAACAATGCCACCAAAACTTGGTTCATGCTTATTGATTGAACTAAGCTATCAATATCTTCTGTCATTTTATTTCCTTTACGTTTAAAGTCCCATCATCTAGTTTTGACAAGACTAGCTTACATTTCATTCCTTCACGCATTTTTGCTAAAGACATTTTGTACATTGTTGGGAAAACAATTACTCTAGTTAACTCTTTATTTTTATTAGATAAAACTATATGACTCATCATTTTCCCAGCTTTAGTTTTATATGGAGTAAAGTTTACAACAACATATTCATCTTCTGCAATATCATATTCTTTTCTATACAAATAGTCTACAAACAAATCATTAGACTTTGGATCTATTTCTGAAACCTTAATATATCTTGCAATTCTATTGTCTCCAACTAATACAAAATACATCTGGCCAGACTCAATTTGTGTTTGCTCTGTATGGAATAATCCTATAGAACCAGTCTCATCTACAATTTCTATTCTTGACCAACCATTACCTCTTTTAATTCCCTTGACCATTCCAAACATCACGAACGATCCTAGGTCATCAAATTCAGAGATAGGTCTTGCTTGAGATTTAATTCTTGGAGGTAAGTCTAAGTTAAATGTAGGAATTCCTAAGAACTCGTAGTATCTTTCTTTTTCGTCACCTTGTCTTGGATTATCATCAAACGCCGCAGCGCCCACGGCATTAAGAGCAGAAACAGCCCTACTATTAATACCGCTACCTTTTTGCGATGCCCTTTCAATAAATTCAGCATAATTTTTATATGGTCCTTTCTCTATTATTTTATTAGCAATACTGTCTGAAATAAATTTAATTTCACATAAACCAAATCTAATTGCTTCCCCTTGAAGTGAAAAATAAAGCTTTGACTCATTAATATGAGGCAGGAGAATTTTTAATCCTAATCTTTTACACTCAATTAAATATTCTGTTCTGGCATCTTTATCATTTTCGTTTTTAAGAACTGAAAACATAAACTCAAGCGGGTAGTAAGTTTTAAGCCAAGCAGTATAATAACTAAGCATAGAGTAAGCAACGGCGTGAGAGCGATTAAAAGAATAACCTGCGTGAGCTTCAAAATCGTGCCAGAGCTCTTCTGCTTTTTTCTGAGAAATGTGTTTTGAAGCCCCAGTAATAAACTGATCTTTGAACTGGTCGAATTCTTTTGCATCTTTTTTCTTTCCAATAATCTTGCGGACCTTATCAGCCTCTGACCAAGACATACCACCTAGGTATACGCAGGCTTGCATTACCTGCTCCTGATATATAATAACACCATATGTATTTTCAGTAAACTCCTTCATAATAGTATGGCTATAATCTACAGCTTCCTTGCCATTTTTTCTATTAATATAAGAAGCGCCAACAGTATTCATAGCTCCTGGTCTAACCAAAGCATTTGATGCAACTAGATCTTCAAACTTATCAATACCCATCTTTATAAGAAGATTGGTGTACGGAGTTGCTTCTGCTTGAAACACGCCTTTAGTATATCCTTCGCTCAAATTCTTATAAACCTTTTTATCGTCCATTGGTATTAATGATAGATCTACATCTTTACCGCTGCGCTCTTTGATTGATTTTAATGTATCAGATATTACAGAAAGTGTTTTTAGGCCGAGTGCATCAAGCTTGATAAGTCCAATATCTGCCACAGTGTCCATGTCATATCCAACAACTGGAATTCTTCCAGAAACATCATCATTAGCATCTGCTCTAGATTCTACAGGAGCATAATTTCTAAGTTCATCTTTTGCAACAACAACACCAGCAGCATGTACTCCTACAGATCTAATTCTTCCACGAAGTTTATCTGCCAACCATTGAACTTCTGGATACTTGGCTCTAAACTCTCTAGTATTTGGAGAACTTAAAAAATCTTCAAACGTGTCTATTTGTTTTGTTGCACGGTTAACTTCTTGAAGTGGAACCATAAATACACGAGCAGCATCACGAATTACACCCTTATCTTTAAAATAAGTATATGTTGAAATAGACGCAACGTGCTTAAATTTCTTTTTTAAATAATCCTTAACTTCTTTGCGACGACGATCTTCAAAATCTGTATCAATATCTGGAAAGTCATTACGCTCTGGATTAATAAATCTAAAAAACAGTAGGTTATATTCAATTGGATCTACATCTGTAATACCAAGGGCATAGCAGACTAAAGAGCCAGCAGCAGAACCTCGACCTGGACCAACCATAATATTTTGGCCTTTAGCCCAGTTAATCATATCTGCAACAACTAAAAAGTAGGACGCAAATGCCTTATCTTTAATTATAGATAACTCTTCTTCAATTCTATCTAGGTAGGTCTGATCCTCGTCCCTGTTTAGCCTTTTAAGGCCTTCTAGGGCCATTTGGCGGAGCTTTTGGTCGGCATTGGTCTTAGGTACAGGCAATAGGTCTAGACCCCTGTTAAAATCGTATTCTTCAATTTTAGAGGCTATCTCCATGGTATTATCGTAAATGTCTGTTCGATTAATACCTGACTTATTAAAGTCTGCCTCAATTTCGGAACGAGTTTGAATAAACAAATTCATATCCTGAAATGATATTTTTCTATCTGGATAAAGATAGTTTAATCTTTCATTAATGTCCTTTATATTTCTAGACATTTCAACATCTGCATCTTTATCTACTTTAGGAGATGTTGAAAGAATAAGCATGGCTTCTTCTAATACTCTATCTTCTTCTTTAGCAAAGTGAGCATCTCCAGTTGCCACCGCCTTAATTTTAAGCTCATCAGCAAGTTTAAGAAGAGCAGAGTTTATTTCTGGCGGATTATGAGACTGTACTTCAACATAAAAATCTTCTTGAAAAGTTTTTTTAAAATCTTTGAGTATAAGCTTTGCTTCTCCCAATTCGCCTTTTTCGATGCACTTACTAATAAGCCCATTAAGGCATCCGCTAAGAACAATAATACCTTCCGCATATTCTTTTAAAACCTCTCTATCAATACGTGGCTTGTGATAAAAACCCTCGTTCCAAGCAATTTCCTGCAAGACATTAATATTATTTAAACCAATTTGGTTTTTAGCCAATAAAATAATGTGGTTATACGCTTGTATACTTTTATCTGTTTTAGAAGATCTATCAAATCTATCTGTTGAAGAGATATAAGCCTCTACGCCAAGAATAGGCTTTATGCCCAGTTCTTTTGCTGCTATTTGCATATCTCTATGTGAAGAAATTGTACCATGATCTGTGATTGCAATTGAAGTTTGACCAGCATCTAGGGCAGCTTGGCATAACTCTTTTGGAGAATTTAGTCCATCCATTAATGAATAGTAGGAGTGAACATGTAAATGTGTAAAATTCATTAGTATCCGCCTAAACATTCATTTCTAGTATGATAAAGTCTAATCTTTGTCATAGTCTTTCGGTTTGGAGCACTGAGTGGCTCACCACAACAACCACATTCCATGTCCCATTCGCCAGAAAAGAAATCGTATCGTAATCCTTTTGTGCGGTTGTATTTATCTATACGAAACTGCGTAAATGGGTCTGGTATGTCGTATGATTTCATTTTGCTATTCTACTATATGCAATGAGGCCAGTCAATAGACTGGCCTCATTGTATATAATTACCACTCCAAATTGTTGCTTGTTGAAGAGGCTTCTTCTTTATCCTGAGATTCGCCCATATAGAATGCTTCTTGTTCCGCATATGGAACATGACGAACCGCAGTTTTTTCTAAGTCATAC